TCCCTGGTTGACGTTTTATCAGTCCTCCTATGTCCCCGAAACCTTAGAGCCAACGTGGGGGGCTCCCGTGAATGGGCAGACTGCTATTCCGCAGAACGGCCCCGATCCGGTGGGCGATGTAGATCCCGCAACTTCCAGCGTTCCGCCGGTTATTTTTGCCTCCGAAGCCTTTATCTCGTGTTTCTGCGATTCGATAGAAAAATCCTTTTTTGTCTTAATTGCTATTTTCTCGTCGCTTTCTAGTGCGACAGATCCGTCGTTTAGCATCGATATCCTTGAGACTATGTTCGCGTCGGCGTCGCGGGCGTAGATAATCCGCTCGCCGGGCTTCGCTCCCTGGGAGATAGACAATACGCCGACGGCGGCATACTTCCCGGTGCCGTCTACTTTGACGAGGATTATTCGATCGTCCTTGAGCGGAGGAGAATCATCGCCGCTCGACGAAAAGAGGTCGGCGAGTTGGTTGTATTCGCTTCTCGTTTCGACCGTGAGTTCGTTTGTTTTGGTATCATCGTCGGTCTCTGTTTTTTCCAGGACGCCTACTCTTCCCATGGGAACACCTCCGGCAATTCGCCGTCGTAAGAACCGGGCATGACGAGGCTGAACGTTGTTCGCTTTCCTTCCTTGTCGTCCCGGCTCAATTCAATTTGTCTAGCCAGGAGCTTCGTCTCTTTGTAGATCATTGCCCCAGGAGCCTTAACGGAAACGCAGACGTTCTTTGCGTAGAGGCTTCCGCTTTTATCGGTATGGTCCATGACTACGAGGGTGTACGAAACGGCCGAGGCGAACATGCGCCCGGCCTTGGCCTTTACGGCCGATTCAAGATCGTTATCATCGGCGTCGTCTACGACGAATGAAAAAGGCCGAAGTATACCGCGCTTTGTGAGGTATTTATTCTCATAGGTGTAATGAGTCGACTTCGCCTTTTTCGACGCTTTGGTGAATCCGGTTAAATGGGAATAGAAGTTTTGAGGATCGAAGTTCGGAGTGCAGGAGACGAAGGGAAGTTCGCCCTCCTTGAAGGTAGCAACCGAGGCGCCCGCTTTGGGCTTAAAAAAAACTAGATTCCCGCTTGAATCGTTGGTGAATAGAAGCCCCCGCTGTTCGCCGAGGTTCGTAAGGAATTGGAGTATTTTATCCTGCGGCTCGTATGACACGTCGGTGAACGAAGACCCTTGTGAGCTGTTCATCTTCACGGAAATACCAAAGGGGCCGAGAGCGTCCTCGGCGATTGAGGACAGCTTCAGGCCCTTGTATTGCGGCGGATATTTTGTTACGGGAAGGTGAACGTCGTTTAGGACTCCGCATAACGGGTACCCCTGGAGGTTGATCGATTTCGAGTCTGGTTGAACGTCGGGATTCGGGGTAAGAAGTCTCCCGTTAAAAATTATCTTCCCCTTGTAATAGATAGCGCATTCCTTGTAGGTAAATGGGCGGAATGCCTCGTGAAAATCCTTGACGCTATCGTCGAATGGGGCGGTTAGTGAAAAGGTGTCGAGCGTGTCGATGGGCTCGGTTATTTTGTAGGCGGAAAACCCCGTGAACGTCTTCCCGCCGATCATGATTGAAATATCCTGTTCGGCGTCGCTCAACGTCTCGGGTTTGGCTGTATTAGTTTCGGGGGCCGCCTGCGAATCGACCGGAATTATTAAGGTGTCTCCGGGGTAGATAAGCGGCGACCCGTCAACAGCTTTTTTCCTTCCGAGTAATTGAGGGTTGCTATTTTTTATAGCAATCCATTTCTCGAATAGGCCGTAATACTTGATAGCGATGGCGCCGAGCGTATCGCCCTGCTTGACCTTGTAGGACTTAGACATAATAGACGATCTCCGTTCCCATCGGGAGCAGCTCTATCGTATCAGCGGTTAAATTGTTTTCTTGAATAAAGTCATCGACCTTGTCGAGGTCGCCGTACAATTCCGCGACAAGCTCGATTACCTGCCGGTCGCGATCGAGCGTAATTATGCGTTGGGTCGGCAGCGAGAAGGCCGTGTTTATAATGCTATTGACCGACGCATATACGACGGCTACGAGTTTTTCATACGTTCCACCGGTATCCGTGAAAGCGTTATTCGCGACCTGCGCGTCTTGAAAATCCTGGAGCTTTTCGAGAATGGCGACGAGCGATTCCGCCACCTCTATGGCCTCGCTCCGCGACTTGAATCCGGGGGCAGACGAGGCCGTGCTCGTGTCGGTATTTCCCGAATCCTCGCCATCTTCCGCCGATGCGCTTGTGTCCGTTGTCGCCACAGTCTTCGAGGCGGTAATGGCGATACCGCTTGCAACCTCCGCGAGAGCCGAGAAGGCAACAAGCCTCGATGATGCGAATTGGTTCTTTATGTTATTGATTCCGAGCGGGTCAGTGGTGAACTGCGAGATAATTTGATTGATAAGATTCGTATATCCTTCGAGCTTCGCCTTTAATGAGATTAAAAGGCGCGATGGCGTCTTTAGTATGTTGAGGACTTGCCGCGCGATATTGAGCGCCTTCGTGAAGGCTTTCTCGATTGAGTTTTCGAGCGCCTTGATAGTCGTCTGAAATTGCGTCCATGCGCTCGGATTTTTCTTGGCGATCGATGCCAGCTTATCGTTAATCGTCTGCTTTTGCGCTGTGAGTACGGCCATTCCCTTGAGGCTTTCGCTCGCGGTGTCGGCGCTGAAATTGTCGGCGAAATCGGCGGACGCCGAATCCTCGTAATCGCTCAATTTCGATTCGATATCATCTTCCGATGAGACAGAGGACTCGGGGAAGGTGTCTTCGGTGATCGTCTCGGAAAAGGTAATTTCCACGATCGATTGATTCGTTTCGCTTACGAGTTTATCGGTCCTTTTTATGGTCCCGGTCGGTACTACTTTTCGTGTCCCATAGATGGGATGCTTCAGCTCGCCATACCCGCGCTCTTCGAGGGCGGCCTCGAACTCGTCGGCGGAATCCATGCAATATTGGCCCGCGAATATGCAGACCATTGGGAAACGCCGACCGGCTCGGCCGAGGGATTGAATATAGGCTCCATCTTTTTCGATGAAGGTGAATATGGCCGTCTTGAGGTCGGTCTCTTTTTCTAGGTCTTCAAAGGTAAATGAGAATGACTTCCCGCTTGGCGACGTGTAACTAACGTCTTCTATTTTGTCTGTCCATTCCGTCATTTCGTTCCACCTGATCTTGTAAGTGCTACGCCAGGCGTGGGGGCCTTGCCCGATACGCGCGCCGTGGCTCCTCGCTCGGCGCCGACAACTACGTCAACGCGGCTTCGAGTAATTCGCTCTTCGTATGATTCCATGACATCGCGATTCGTTACCGGGGCGACGGGCGAGGTTGTCGCAGTTGCGATGGTCTGACTCATGCCGGGGACCGAAGGAGCGGGCCGCGTAACCGTGGCGGGAATCCTTGCCCCGCTGGGCGTTGTGGCTAATGCTGTGGCGGTTCGCGTTGCGGGCATCGCGGTCGCCTTGCCTCCGGCCGCGGCCGGTATAATGCGCTGTGCGACATCGATGGTTTGTGGGGTTTTTCCCGTCAATTGGTCGCGAACGCCCTGCATCTTCGCGGCCGCGTCGGAGGCCCACTTCCCTATTCCTGGTATTTTCCCGATCGTCTCCAGGATGCCCTGAATGGGGGCCATGATCCCTGAAAGTATCGCCCCACCTATCGCCTTAATTGCTCCAAGGATACCGTCGCTCTTGAAGGCGTTTGTCACGTTGTCCCAGTTTGAAACCAATTCCTTAATAATTGAGATCACGAATGCAAATGGTCCGGTAAAAATGGCAATAAACCCGAGGACTTTATTTGAGTTTTCGGCGAGCTTCCCGCCAAGAGAGGTAAGCGCCCCGGTTGCCATATTCCAGATCGCGGACGCAGTCTTTGTGATCCATGACCATGCGGCGGAGACTGCGGCGGTTATCTGTTTCCAGTGGGTTACGCATAGAACAATAATGGCAATTAGGGCTCCAATCCCTAGTATTATCCATCCTATCGGGCTCGATACGAATGCTAGATTCAGGAGCCGAATTGCTCCTGAAAAGATGGCGGTGGAAGCGGATGCAATTTTTTCGGCGGCGATTGATGCATAAAGCTTTAATGTCCATAGCGCTTGTCCGCTTGAGATTGAACGAATTATTGCAAGAGAGCCTTTGGTAACAATATTGAATATTGTAGTTACAACACTGAGTGTTTTTTTAGCATTTGTAGCTATGTCGTCAACGGCCGCCGCTGCAAGCATTCCGCCCTTATATAGAAGTATGGCGGATGTTACTGCTATGATTGGAACGCGCAAATTCCATATCAATTGAGCTAGTTTCGCTATATTGTCGAGTGCTTTTCCGGCTTTATCGGCTATTGGCTTGAAGTCGACCTTATTTAGTTCGTCACCGAATATTGAAATTTTATCTGCTATCTTCTCGAACACGGGCGATAAGGCACCGCCAAGGCTTATCCCGGCGTTTCTCATTTTATTCAAAGCTCGATTCATTCGCTCGGCTGGTGTTGATTGCATTATTTCAAATGCTTGGTTTGTAGCTCCAGCCGAATTAGCCATTTGATCGAGGGATTTTGTAAATAAATCTGATCCTTTGCTTGTTAGCACTGTGACGCTATTAAGGGCTTCAACAGACCCGAAAAGGGTTGCCATTTTTTGCATTCCGCCGCCTGCGGCCCTTGCGAGTTGATTTAGCTTTTCTGGGTCTCCTTGCGCGGCTTCTAGCATCTTTGATACTTTTCCCGGATCGACTCCTGCCGATTTGGCAACATCATCGAGGAATCTCTTTAGGCCTTTGCTTTGCAGGGCTGTGGCGGAAAAATCTATTCCTAGTTGCTGGGCCATTTTTGATGCTTCTGCGGACGGCTTTATGATATTTGAAAGCGCGGCTTTCATCCCAGTCATGGCCTCGGGCGTCTTTATACCGAATGCGGTAAGAGTCGCAATAGAAGAAAACAATTCATCGGTCCCGACGTTTAGGGCGGAGGCTACTGGTATAACATTACCAAGCGTTGCGGCCATTTCTCCGAATGTGGTTTTTCCGAGATTCTGCGCAATAATCATTTGGTCTGAAATCTTAGTTGCTTGATCCGCTTTTAGGCCGTATGCGTTAAGGACAGTTGTAAGCCCATTAATAGCTGTAGTTGTATCGGTAAATCCTCCCTTGGCGGCTTTTACGGCGACACCTACGAAATCGACAGAACTGGCCGTGTCTATACCCGCGCTTATTGCTTCATATTGGGCTCCGGCGAGGTCGGTAACGGCCATGCCGGTAGCATTTGAAAGCTTGATTAATGCTTTTTGCATTCCCGCTAGCGCCGTTGGAGTTGTGTTGGCTACTGTACTGACCTTCGCCATCGCTGTACTAAGGTCTAGGGCATCCTTTACACCTTTTATCGTAAAGCCAACAACCGCGCCACCAGCGGCGGCTGAAGCATAACTAACAGCTTTTTGAATCTTTTTCCCTACATTGTCTAATGTCTTTTGAGCAGCGCTAAAATCATTTTTTAACTTTGCTCCGACCTTGCTTCCCTTAACACCGATTTTATCTAGCGGGGAGGTTATATTATCGATTAGCCTAAAAATCGTTTCAACGGCATATCGTGTCCCCATATTATTCTCCTCACTATCTGGTGTCTTTCTGAAGCTTCATGAGCCCTTCTATGAGGGGTTCGTAAAAAAAATGGATTTCATCGATGGCAATATCCCGGAACGGAACCGCCAACGAATAATCCATGTAGATTTGGCGGAGTTGCGAGAGAACGCCGCCAAGGCCTAGCACGCGTCTACGCTCGCCCTTTATGGCGAGCGTAGACACTATTCGGCTAAAAAAAGCGTGGCGACTCCCTGAAAGAACTTCCAGTCTTGTATGTCAATCTTGGAGAAATACTGGATCTCCTTTCCGGTTGCGGCCGACATGAACGACTGAAGGCGCCGAATACCCTGCGTTTCTTTATAGCCATCGAGGGCCATCATGGCCGCGCCGGTTGGCCTGCTGATTGTCACCTTGTCGCCCGCGAAGCCGGACGGAGAACGCTCCGAAATGTCGTAGGTGACCTTCGTGCCGTCGACAGTTATACGACCGGCCATCGCAGCTTTTACGAAACGATTTTTGATTGGCGCGAAATCCTCTTTTTCCTCGTCGGACATGGCGGATTCGTCGACATCGAAACCATTGGCCTCGCAATAGTTCGCGAACTCCTGCTCGGCCAATTCTTTCGTGATTGTGGTTTCTTCGCTCATTGCTCTTTTCTCCTTATCCCTGTTTCTCTACTTTCCCTTGAAGGGAAATGCCGACCGTTCCTTCCTTGAAGGAAAACTTGAGGTCGTCCGTTATCTGCATGGACCCCGAGTAGATGGTCCCGTCGACGGCGGTCGCGGAATAGTCGAAGAAGTCCAGGCCGTCGCGTAACTCCTGGAGAAACTCGACATCGCCGCGCTCGAAGTCGTACTGCATGTTCGCGCCTTCGACCGTGGCGGCGACTCTTCCCTTGAGAATCCGAAGGGAACCGTCGCCGTTGGGCTTCACCTCGTTCTTAAAGCCGCCCATCTGAAGCTGTACGTTGTCCTCCGCATCGCAGGCGAACCGGCGGCCGGAGAGCGTCATGGACTCAAGAGGTCCCGAACTTGCGCTCATTACTCACCCCCTAAATAGAATCCGAAATAGATATCCGTCGAGCTGATTTCGACGTTGCCGGAGAGCTTGACGGGGAATACGACGTTGAGCCGCTTCGGGTTTTCGTCGTCGATCGCGACCGTCATGTTTTTCTTCGTGAAGTCGGCGTCGGAAATGATCGCCTCCTTCGCGAGAGAATCGGCGAGAACGTAGAAGCTCGCCTTCACCGTCTTGGGCTGTACGGCCTTCGGGTTCACGGTGACGGTATCGTCCGGGACCATCGGGGCTCCCTTCATGTCGTCCGCCTCCATGATGAGGCGGACGTTATAGACGATGTTTTGCAGCTTCACGAGGTCGACCACGTACCGCTTCGAGGGGAATTGCCCTTCGTTGTCGGGGTGGTAGAAGGTAATGATGTCGTTCAGCTCGGCGACGCTTCCGTTCTTGATGTTGGTCGAAGCGCCTTTCTGCGCCGCGAGGTTCCTCGTGGTGTAGTTCTCCTGAACGTCATCGGAGCCGCAGTGAAGCCCGGTTAAAAGGCCGTGATAGCCGCAGGCCGGGTTGTCGTTCGCCGTGGTCATGAGGTCGTTTATGAGACCCTTCGCCGCGATGACACAGGGAAGTTCGCGGCTACCGACGGACTCGATGAGGAAGTTCGCGGCGTCGGTCTTGCGGATTCCCGTGACAGCCGTCCTGGTAGCGTAGTCGTCGACGCAACCGTGGGCCACGATGCAGGGTTTCTTCTCGAGCACGGACCAACGACCCTCGCTGAAGGACTGGAAAAGGTCGAGCCTGTCGGTATCGGAATAGGCGAAGGTGTTGAGGATGACCGTCTCCCAAACCTGGCCGATTTTGTCGAGGGCGGCCTGAACCGAAGGATCGGTCGCTCCGTTCGCGAACTGCGTGAGGGCGAAGGTGAGGCCGCTGATATTGCAATCGACGGCGATCTTGATGAGGTTTCCCGAGGCGCCCTTCCACTTTGCGGTAAGCGGAATGGCCCCCGCCGCGACATCGCTCGTCTTCGCGGGCATTTCGAGTACCCCGTCGATGGCTGCTTTGATGGCGGTCAAGATGTCGGCGGCGAGAGCGCCCTTCGCTACCGCGAATTGCGCCATCACGCCGCCGACGTATATCTTCCCACTTCCTGCGACGGTGGCGGTCCCTGTCAGTCCCACCGAACCGGCGGCCGCCACTGCCGCGTCCGCCGCCTTGAGCGGGTAGAACGTGACGGGGAACTCGGCCGCCTCACCGGAAGTGGGGAACAGCTGCCGGGCGACGAGGTGCAGGGGAGACCCATACCCGTACTTGTCGCCGACCACGGCGGCCGATCCCTCGGCTTCATACTTGTCCGTGCTGAATACGGCGTCGGTGTTCCCGACGCCGATGATGGCCAAGCGCTGGGGAAGGTGCTGGGCCTTCCCGGAATTGAAATTCTTGTAGCTCACGTCTACGCCGACGACGCGGCTGACTGCGGTTGCTGATACTCCCATAGTCACTCCTTAAAAATTGAATAAGACTTTACCCGTCGAGTCATCGCAGGTAATCGTCATCGGTTCCATATCTACTCCATCCGCCTGGGGCGTGGACTCGTAGAAGACGACGCTAAGGGACATTCGCGCGATCAACACGGCGATTGCCGTCTCTGCCATGTTCGCGGGGGCTCCGGTCTCTATTTTCTCGATTTTGCGCGAGCAGACGCATTGCGCCCCGTTCACTTTCCGAAGCCCGAGATAGGTGTATTCGCCCGCTCCGATGATATTTCGGACGATCCGCGCTACCTTCCACGCTTTGATGGCGGCGTTTCTGTCGTCTCCGGATTCATCGACGGTATTGCCGCATCCGTAGCAATCGACATTGAAAAAGCCGGTGAACTTCTGATAATTGGTCGAATTGCTTCCGCTTTCGGAAACTATTTTTTCGAGTGAGATATTCACGAGCGGGAATGGGGATGTTTCCTTATCGCCGACAAGATCCCATGGCCGCGAGTTTTCAACGTATGCCGCGATGTTGAAATCTTCCGCGCCCGAAGCCCCGGCCGCTTGCGCCAGGGCGTATTGATTCGCGCATTCGAGCGCGATTATCGCGGCGATTTGATCGCGGATTTTTTCCGAATTGTCCTTTACGTTCAGGAGAGTCTTGATAATCGCGCTCATTTTGCCAGATCCAAACTGTAGACCGCGCGGCCTACGCCGAGCGTCCGGTCGGGTTCATATCGGACGAGGTACAAAGTCCACGTCTTCCCTTGCATGTCCGTGTAAATGGCCTTCCAGCCCTTTCCAGGAATGCTGCTAGTCAATGCGGCGAGGCTGGAAATACGAAAGGCACCCACGATTGAGCGCCCTTGTACCGGATTCCCTTCGCCATCGAGCAAATATCCAATGTCGCCCATCATCCCTTTGACGGGATATTCGGTCCCCTTGAGGTCGATGAGCGTATACGCGGAAGCGCCTCCGAAGTCGACATCTTCGAGGGTGTCGGCGAGGTCGGCTTCGGAAAGCGCCCGCAAATTCACTACTTCGCTCCGTCGGCCGCGCTTGCGGCCGCGTCGCCCGAGGAAGACGCGGCGCCGCTTCCATCGGCAGAGGCCGAGGCGGAAGCGGCGGCCGTTGTGGTCGCGATGGCGACCAACTTCCCGGCGTCCACTTGGGCCTGGAGGAAATCGGAATCGCCGAAGAGGCTCGCGGGGATCTTGTCACCCGGGCCGTAGACGACGCCGCCCGAGGTGTAGCTGTTTCCGGGGGCGACCGTATATTCAGTTCCGTTCGAAGTTGACTTCTTGGCCATGACTTCCTCCTACCTGGTCGTGAGGCATCCGAATCGATCGATGCTCACGGGGATGCAGATCGGGCGGGACTTCACCTCGCCGACGTAGGCGTCACCCTTGTTGTCGCGGTAGACGCGGGGGCGGAAATCGAAGGCCCCGTCGATCGACACGCGCTCGGGGAGGAACTGATCGAAGGGGGCATCGAGCCCGATCGAGGGAATGCCGCCAAACACGAGGCGGAAATCGAGGTCGGCCACGTCCGGGAGGAGGATGACCTTGTTCGGTCCGACGAACGGGGCCTTCGTGGTGGAGGCGTAATCGCGATACCTACCGTTGTAGGTGAAGAGATTCACGCGGTAAGACCCGATGTCGATGTATCCCATGAGTTTTCCGCCCTTACCTACGAGCTTCGGGTCAAGCGCGCCGAGCATGAGCCCGTTCCGGTTGATGGCGGCCGCGACCTTCGCGTTTCCAATGAAATCGTTCCAGGCGTTCTTTCCGAAGATGAGGTTCACGACATCGACGAGGCCGTCGTCGCGGATCGTGTCCATGAGGGAGGAAAGATCGGCCAAGGGATCGGCGCCGTCCGCGTTCCAGGCGGTCGTGACGGTGGGTAAGTGCGTGGCCTTGGGCTTGTAGTCGAGGGTGTAGGTGGCGTTCCCCTTCTCGTCGTTGAGGGAAAGGCAACCCGTCTGGAGAACCTGCGACGCCTGAAGCTCGATCGAGTATTTGATCATGCTCGTCATCTTCGTGAAGGCGTTCTTCAGCACGATCATGAGGCGACCAACCCATGTTCCGATGGCCGCGTACTCGGTCTCTCCGGGCTGGCGCTTCAGGAGGTCGAAGACGTTGACGGGCTTTTCGAGGGAATAGACCGGCGGCTTGACCTGCTTGTTCGTATAGTAGTCCTCGGCGATGGCGACGGCGCCGGTCTTGAGGTCGCGGAGGACCGGCGCGACATCCTCGTCGCTGCGGACGATATCGATGTCGACCATTTCGGCGTCGACGATATCCTCGTCTTCGGTGACGAAGAAGGAGGACAAGAAACCCATCTTGTCCATATTCGGCGCGCTCTTGAACATTTTCAGCATGCGCTCAAGAAATTCGGGCATGTTATTTCTCCTTTGCCTTGGCTTTTACTGATTGTCTTTCTTTGACAAGTCAGTGACCGCGATGGGCACAAGCCCGACGCGCCTGATCATATCGAGCTGCGCGAGGGTGGCGGCGACTCCGTTGACGGTCACCTTGCCCGCGCGCACTTTCCCGCTGATTGTGGGGCGGCTGGGAATGTCGGCGGCGGCGGCGCCCGTGTTGGAGGCGGCGGCAGTCGCGATGGCGACGGGGGTCTCGGTCGCGGTGTCGGTCACCTTCTCGAACTTGGTCCCGTTGCGCTTGAGCATGTCGCCCTCGGCTACCGAGGCACCGGCCGCGAGGGTTATGACGTTGGTCTCGAACTCGTTGTCGCCGAGCATGAGGCTCCCGAGGTCGTAATTCGTGACGCTCATGTTTCCGCTCATTTCACGCCCCCGATTTCCTTATCGAGGGAGGCGAGCATTTCTTCCTTGCCGCCCTTTTCGTCCTGGTGGAGCAGCCCCTTGGGGTCGTCGGCTCCGCGCGCGGAAATCGCCCTGTTCTTCATGGCGATGACCTGGTAATCGGCGATGACGTTGTCGTCTCCGAGGGACGATCCGTCGCGAATGTATTTCGCGGCGGTCTCATACGATTTCGACGCCTCGCCCATCTTGAGATGGGCGTCGACGCGCTTGCGTTCCTGCTCGACTCCCCTGGCTAAAACCGCCTTGTAGCAGTCGGGGAATTTCGCCAAAAGTTCCTCCGGGTTCATTCGGTCCTCCGTTGTCCCCGCTGTGGCGGGATTTGTATTGATTGCGCCCGCCGCAGACGCGGCAGGCTCCTGTATGGGTTCCGTAGATAGAAGCGCGACGGCCTTTTCGAGACTGTCGTGAGCGTGGTCCTTTTCGGCCTTCTTGTAGGCGCGATCGATGTTGAGTTTCGCCGAGGCGAGGAGGCCCTTTCGCTCTTTCAGGGCGGCGCGCGCGGCGGTGTCGGATTCCGGGATGGGAATAACCTTGTCGGCGAATCCGGCGTCGACGATCTCTTGCCCGATATAGTAGGTTTCCTCGTCCATCGCGGAGCGTATTTCGTCGTTGCTCTTTTTTGTGATGGCCGTATAGGTGCTCGCGAGGAGGGCGGCCAGGCGTTCGAGCGTTACCGCGTCCTTCTGGAGCGCCTTATAGTCGCCCATCGAAATCGTGTAGGGATTGTGGATGACGAATATCGCATTCTCTTCGACGCTTATTTCGGAGGCCTGATTTCCGCTCTTCGCGGCGAGGGCAACGTAACTCGCCATCGAGGCCGCGAGTCCCTGTATCAAGACGGATACCGGATGGCCTGCCTGCGCGAAATCCTTGATGACGTTGAACAGGGCGACACCCTCGAAGACGGAACCGCCCGCCGAGGCTATCACTATTTGGATTTCCTCGCCGGGCTGAACCGTGGCTAACTGATCCCGGATTCGCGCCGCCGTTACGCCGTAATCGGCGATGTCGTCGTCGATAAGAACTTGCTTCATGATGCGATCATCGCGCTGTGATTCAAAGAAAACTATTAACTATCGGGATTTTTTATTACCAGACCTTGGCAATAAAATGACCAACAGCCCAAACGCCTCCGCCCGCTAACCCGATACCCAGGACGATCGACGTGTTCTTGTAGACGGCAATCTTTATGGAAAGCGTCTTAATTTCCGCCTCCGCTCCCGCTTTGTAATTGTTGAAGTCCAGCTCTAGCGCGCTTAACCGCGTCGAGAGCGATTCCAACTTCTCCGAGGTCGCCTTCAATTCCGCTTCCGAGACTGTGAGTGATGCTTGCGCCTGCTTCGATTCCGCCTTTGACTTTTCCAGCGCTTCCGATAGCGCTGTCAATTCCGACTGCGCTTGCGCTAACGTGGTCGAGAGCGTTTCTATCTGCGTCTTGCGCTCGCCCAACCGAAGCTCTAGCGTCGTTAAGCTCGCTTCTACTTGCTGCAAGGTCTCGTTGATACTTTGTAGCGTCGGCTTCGAGCTTTGCTCGCTCTGCGCTCCCTGCGTTTGTCCCCACAAAAACCCCGCCTGTAAAACTAGCGCCAATGCCAAGAACGACAAGCGCGATGATAACAATCCTCTTCGTAGCCACATTGCCACCTCCATAAAAAAGGCCCGCCCGTTTCGGGGCGGGCCTCCTACTGTGCTTTTGAGTTGCTTAGGTTGCGCTCTTCGACTTGATGAAATCCTTCGCCTCGTTCAAGGCGTCCTTGATGTCTCCCAAGGAAGCGAAGTACGAGAAGAAAATCGCGGCGACGATGCACAGCGCAGTCGGCGCGAAAATCAGTACAGCAACCCAGCCGCCGCCGAGAAGGGAGGAAAACAGGGTGAGGCCCTTGAAGAGGGAGAGAATCGCGGCGACGACGAAGATAGCCGCGAAGATTCGGCGCGAGGAGAACGGGGTTCCCTTTCCGCCCTCGCGGAGAATGGTAGTGATGTCCTCGATGATCGAGAACAGCCACAGGAAAAAAGCCTTGATCGCGGTAGCGATCTTCACGAAAAACGCCTTCATGGAAACTCCTTTTCGGTCTATGACCGCTTTCTTATCTGAATCCCGGTTGAGCGCCAGAGCGTCGCCCAGGTATTCGTGTCGTATTCGTTGTTCCAGCCGTCCAGGTCGGCGCCGTAATGTCCGGTTGTCCGGTTGCCGTAGGGGTCATCGATGATGATGCCCTTGACCTTTCCGATATCGATGTCTTTCCAGTCTTTCGCCTCGGCCTGTTCGGTTTTGAAACCGACGACCGCGACGATATGCCCGACCTTTGTGAGCCACGTCGAGGCGATGAATGGGACGCCGATCATTATCCCGTAGAGCGCCTCGCGTAGGTCCCAGTCCCAGCGCGGGCCGATGACAGGCTTGTCGCTCGGAAGAAAATGCTCGTTGATGGCCTTGGTGATTTTTGCCCAATCCTCGGGCGCGTCGGCCCCCCAGGTCTTTTCGCAGTAGTCGGTGAGGTTGTCCTCGGGCTGTTTGAAGGCTCCGGTCGGCAAGGGCCATCCCGCGAGGGCGAGGCCCTCCGTTGTCCCAGTCGGCTTGCAACGGATCGTCGGCTTGATCTGGTTATTGCGTTGCGAATAATACGTGTCGCGCGTTTTCGACAGGTTGAAAACGACGATGTCCTTCTTGTCTTCCATCTGATTCCTCCTATCTGACTTCGACGCAGCCCTTTACTTCATGCGTCGTTTCGATCTTTGTAATTCGTCGCTCATGATCGTCGAGCTGCTCGTCCTGCTTGTCGTCATGGGTGTCCTTGCGGGCCATGTAGTCCGTAAGCGTTTTGATAGCCTGCGTGTTCATGGCCATCGATCCATTGAGCTTTATGTACGACGCGAAAACAGGTACGCCCACGGCTACCAATATCCCCGCAGCCGTCAAAGCGACCATCGCCCAATCTGCCATTATTTTTTATCCCCCTCTCTGTGGTGTAAGAATCCGTCGAGTTGTTGCTCGATCGTTTCGACTCGTTCTTCAATGTCCGTGTAAGCGGGCTTCCCGTTTTGGTCCTCGTCGGTCGATGGGACAAACCCGAGCTTGGCCATTATTTCTCGCTCACGCGCGAGCTTTTGTTGGACCGACCGGAATGACATTCCTGATATCTTCCGCGTCTGGATGTCGTAGGTAGATATGCCGAGATTGATTGCGGCTTTCGCGGCGTCAACGTCCTTGAGGAGGTCAACGGACGGGCGCGATATTCCTGTCCAGGAGCAGTTGAGCCAGGCGTTTCGCTTTTTCCATTCCGCCGGATCGAAAATGACATCGATAAACCCAGGAAGGTCGAGCTGGCCGGTAAGGCAGAGTTGAATGATGGTTTCTTGGTAGATGAGCTGGCAGAAATCCTTCGCGTTTTTGTAGGTCCGGTATTTGAGATATACGTCGAACTCGTTGTTCGCCTGGCGCCCGGCGGAATAGGACGAGGTAAACATGAGGCGCGCTATCTCGGGCGGTATCTCAAGGGTCCAGCAGAAAACATTGATAATCGCCTCTTCGAACGCCTTATAGTTCACGTTCGGGCGATTCGTGTTGAATGATATGGGCTCCTCGCCGGGGGCGAGGTCGTCAAATACCGTTCCGGGCTCCATGCCGACCATCGGTTGCGTCGGCGGCGGAACGGCGGCGCCTCCTGCTTCGACTGATGTTCCGGGCGGTGTCCCCGGCGCTCCTCCGTGAAGGCGCGCAAGCCCGCCGGTTGGGCGCGTTCCGGGATTGTTCGCGTTCGTCCGCTTGATAAAGAGTGGGAGCATTGCGTTTACGACGGCCGCCCGTTCCTCGGCGTCGCGGTAGCGGTCGAGTTCCTTGAGCATGTAGAGCATGCAGGCGAGTATGGGGGTTCCGCGAACGTCTTCGAGCATTCGCTCTTGGCCGTATATCATCCAGGATATTTGACGGCCGGACTTTGGGCCGAACACGGGAATGCGTTCATATTGAAGCTCGGTCCCATCCCAATATTGAATATGGTAGGCAACATGCCGGCCGCAGTTGTCTATCTCGACCCCGTGCTTTATTACGTTCCCAGGGGCTGGGATGAAGTCTTCCGGTGTTCGGATATAGTTCCCGTTTATCCAGTCCCAATATGGGAGCTTCGTTTGCTGGTTGATGCGAGCGACGATGATGCCGTCGCCGCAGAGAAGCGCTTCGCGCCGGACCTGTTCTTGAAATTCGCCAAAGGTTAACTGCTTTTTGTAGTCGAAGACGTTGTAGTCGTTCGAGTACAAATTGAAATTGAGGGTCATTTCCTCGGCGAGGGCAACGGCCTTTTTCTCGCGCTCCTCGGGGTCCATGTCGGGCCAAATAACCTCGGCAATTGGGGCGGCTTCGGCGGTTATTCCCGAGTGGATTTCGTTTCGCATGATTCGGCGAATGACGCCGATTGCGTAGGGGTTTTCTTTGAAGAGCTGAAGCGACCGCTTTCTAAGGGTCCAGTAATCTACGAACTGGTATAGTTTCGTTGGGCCGAAACTTCCGTTGAACTTGTCTCCGTTGAATACGTCGCTGAAAATATCGCGAACGTAATAATCGTAAACCTGTTTTTCGTTTCTACCCTTGAGAGTAGTTACCGGCATTATTTCGGATGTCATCATAGCGGCACGATCCTTACGGCACGCGATCCGCCGACAGAGAAGCGCGCTTCAAGCGTAGAAATCTGCACGATGAGTTGCGTTCTCCAATTTTGAAGCATGGACAGATCGGAGCGGGTCACTGCCTGTCGCGTCTGGCCTGTGTCGATGGTGTATGAGGCGATGCCCTTTGTCGTAAGTGAATAGATAGCGCGGTCAACGGCGTCGAGTAATATTCGAGCGTTGCTCAACTCGTCTCGCCAGAATTGATCTGACGTTTCACCGTAGGCCGCGTTGTTTGTATCTATGATAGCCATGAGATGAATAATCAACCGGCGATATTCTAAAATCTATTAAGCATGCGAGATTTTTATTTCAGGGCGCACGTAAACGGTGCACCCTGATTTATTGGTCAACGAGCAATGTTATTAATCGGTACCGCCTTTGCTGTCAGTCGAATATTGTAATAGGTTTGCAGCCCGTATCGGTCGCGGTGCTTCGGCTTGGCCTTAAATCCGGGAAGATTTTCAAGCAAGCATCTCGTTAGTTGATCGCGTCCAATGGTGGATGGACCGCCGCATTCCCTAAAGCGATTGTAGACATTGTGAGCGGCGATTATCTCACCCAAAGAGAAAATCACGTTTGTCCTAATGAATCGACCGAGCATCGCATCGATTGGATTGTCGTTGATATTCACTGTTTTTTCTTCTAGAAGAATATGTCGGAATTCTTCACGGGTTATAGTATTGGCAGACAAGCACTGGCGTAGATCGGCTAGCACTACAGCACAATTGGGCTGATTAAAAAATACAAAACGCGATTGGGCGGCTGGATTGATTTGTTCGGTAGCCTTCCCATAATGACCGGTCTTGCGAATAGCGGGGAGCACCTCGGAGGTCACCCATTTCTTTAGGCGCTTAGCTTCCGGCTTGTTGGATCGCATAATCAGCGACCAGAGGCCGGATTCGTTGATGAGCCAAACATCCCTGTTCTGACCTGATATCAAAAGTTTTGATATCAGCTTTTCATCCTCGTCCAGCTTGTCCAGGGCCATGGCCGTATTACCGAGGCCAAGAATCTCACAGACATTCTTAGCGATCCACCAGGGATTGCCCTGATCGTCCATAATGACGGGGCAATCATGAGCCTCAAAAGCAAATGGAATCAGTTCATTATTCATTGGATGGTCTCCTTATTAATCCAGAACGATAAAGCAGGGATTCCGTGAAATCTATAAACTTTGGCCAGCTATTTAGGCGACGAATCCCTCCGCCGTTATCCACGCCTTGAACGCCTCGGCTTCCGGCTTATGCGACTTTCCCGCGAGCTTATCGAGCCCCGAGGCGGAGACATGCCAGCCGGATTTTCCGAATGTTATCTTTTCATCGTTGCCAAGTTCGCCTAGCTTTTTGTACGGCTCTTCCAGTTCGAGCACGCAGAAAATATCAATAGCCCTGAACCAGGTCTTTCCGTTTTTGGTGACGATACGTAGAGGCTGGCCGTTGAACGTGAGGGCTGATGAAGTTCGATTTTCCGTAGACGTGCCTCCTGCTTGGGGCGCGGGCAAAGCGGCGACGGCCGCCGACGCGGCCGCGATGGCAACCGGGGTCGGGGTGAGCCGGACGTTTTGATAAACCTGCGCCGGGTAGCCTTCGAGTTTCTTTTGCTTGACGGCGACATCGGGGTAATTGGTTTTCAGATACCGCGTGAGGCGGCACATGGTCATGTCGGCGACGCCGCCGCACATGAGATAGCGGGCGTGCACGTCGGCGGCTTTCTCGTAGGAGCCGGAAACGAAAAGAAGATTCGACTGGATAAACTGGTCTATGGCCGATGAGCGCGGAACCTGCCGAAGCACCGTGGCGGGTACGGTGCCCAAGACGATGTTGTTGAACGAGTCGCGGCTAAGGAGGTTGGCCGCGCAGCACTGCCGCAGCTCGGACAGGACGGCGGCGCAGTCCGAGCGGTCGAAGAAGGGATAGCGGCTCGGCCTCACGGCGGGAACAGCCGCAGGCGCGGCGCTCTTCTGCGCGTTGTCGGCGAGGAGGTCGGCCAGGGTGTTCTTGCCGCCGGCGCGGATAATGGCAAGAGCCTCGTCGAGGGTGAAGTCGGCGGGCTTACCATGACCAGCTGACGAAATTTTTTCCGAAATATTTTCGTCAGCTTTTTTTGTCCAAAGCTGTACGGCACGTTCCGTGACTTCGCATAGCTCCGCTATTTGTTTCGCCGTCATTTTGAGGCCTCCTTGCCGAGCATCTTGTTTATGAGCGCCTCGTTCCCTGCCGCGTAGGCTCGTTCTTGGAGCGCGGCAGCAAGATCGAGCGCTTGCCCTGATGAAGTGTCAAGATGAGAGGCAAGCGCATCCTCAAGGAGAACCCGAATCATTTCAGAACGAGAGCGGCGCTCTTGCCGCGCTCTGATTTCTATCTGCCTAAATAACACAGTATCAAGCTTGAAGCTGACATATTCTTCCTTCATGCATGACCTCTTTATTTGAGAGGTAACACCACATAACACTAGATGTCAACATATTTCGCTAACATTAAGTGTTACTAGGTGCGATAATGAGAACATGGATGAACAACCAGGAAAAAGAGAATATATCAGTCTTAAAATGCTCCCGGCGCTGATTGCGGCCATTGAAAAGCTTGCAACAACGGAAAATCGCTCACGCTCAAACATGATTGAAGTGCTTCTCCAAGAAGCACTTGCCGCTCGGGAGGGGAAGCAAAAGAAATGATTTTTCTATTGACAATATTACCATTTTTTAGTAACATCTATCCATGAGCTACGAAGTGAAGGTTCTGCGAAAGGCGCGGAAAGACATCGAAAAGGCGCCCGCTTTTGTGCGTGCCAAGTTCGTCAACCTCGTTCGCGACCTTCAAGACTTCGGCCCTGTGCTCCCACGATGGCCACATTATTCGCGGCTCGGGGAGGCCACCTATCATTGCCACCTTGCCGACAAATGGGTCGCCTGTTGGCGGTATGAGGACGGCGGTTTGCTTGTGGAGGTATATTATGCTGGTAGTCGAGAAAGCGCGCCATATTGAGGTCGAAATCAGGGGGCCGGGTTCGGAGTCCGTTCTCGCCATTCTCCGGCGTGAACTTCCTTCGCTTGAGACCTCCGGCGACGATACCTACGATTCCGTCGAGGGCTCCGATTGGTTTGCCGCCCTCGCTGCCAAGGTAACGCCCGGCCAGTCGCTCCGCGTCTACCGTAACAACGCCGGCTGGACTCAAGCGCGGCTCTCCGAGAAGACCGGCATTCCTGTACCGCACATTTCCGGCATGGAAAACGATAAGCGCCCTATCGGGAAAGCTACTGCGAAGAAGTTCGCCGATGTCTTTGGTACGGACTATCACAGATTCGTCTAGCCAATCGAGGTGAATACCATGCAAATACCGGCTTTTCCCCCTAGTGATTCCGGTTTCAAGTACCTGGACGACGAAGAGAAATCCATAATCGAAGACATCGAGGCCAGCGCCGAAAGTCTCCAACCGATGCCGGAGGCTGAAAGAGACGCCTTCCTGGCTCAATTCCGCGCGCGGGTGAGATGAAAACCTACCTGTATCCCGCATACTTCCGCCGCGTCGAGTCCGGCGGCTATTCCGTGGACTTCCCCGACCTTCCCGGCTGCGTGTCCGCCGGAGACAGCCTTGAAGAAGCCCTCGTCATGGCCCGCGAAGCCCTCGCCCTCCACCTGTACGGCATGGCCGAGGATGGCGACACGATCCCCGCGCCCTCCGACCCCGCCGCGATCCCCGCCGAGCAGGGCGCCTTTGTCGCCCCCGTGGAGGGCCGCCCCAAGTGGGGCGGAATTCGATACCCTGGACAAAATGTCCAGGGAGGGCCGGAAAAAAGTTCCAGGGATGCCCAAAGGGTTCGTCATTCAGTCCAGTAGAACGCCGCATTATTCGAATAGTTCCAGAACGATAACCAGTCGAGACCTGGAAGCCCCAATTCGTTGCGACAGATATCATCCGCGAATATTTCGAGGGCGGCCAGATTGTAAACGAACGTATCAAAGGCGTGGTTGTCTACGCCCTGTTTTTGTTTCCATATCGTCCGTAAATACTTGTTCGTTTTTCGGTCGTATTCATCGACCTTGTTTTCTGCCTCGAACATACGGAAATAATCGTCCCGAAAATCGTCCGGGAAATTGGGGTACCAGGATGGCTGTGGCGTACCCTCGTCCCATTGAAGGGAATTCAAGGACCGCGATATTCGGTCCTTGAGCTTTGTCGTGTTGATATGGTAGGCGAGCGGCAGACCGATGCGCTGGAGGGTTTGCTTGTCGAAGAGTTTATAGGTCTCTCCGGCCTTGATATAATCGGTTCCTTTGCAGGCATAAACGCCGGACGAATAGCGGCCGCAAAAGGCGTAGACGTAATCGGTGTATTTCCCCGAGTCCACGAGCATGATGGCGATTCGGTAATGCTTTCCGTCCGGTCCAATGAACGTTGTGTTCTCGAAATATTCACCGAGCGTATTCCATGGCCCCCCAAAGTCCTCCGTATCCCCGTCGATCGGGAAAAAATCTAGCGTCCATATCGCGCCGCCCATTGAGTACCCCTTCACATCGACGAAGAGGTTTCGCTTTTGAACGTCGACCGAGGCGACGACGATAAGAACGGGGCTGCCGGTATCTTTCTCGGCCAGGTCGTTGGGTACCTTCCCGCGAATGAATCCATAGCGGCGGTGCATCATCGCCTTTTCATATCTGATCTGCTCGCCGGTTTCCTTGAAGGGAAGGCCCTGCTTTGTGTTTCTGAATACTCGGTATTTTTCCTTGTCCTTCACCCGGTTATGTTCTATGTCCCAGCAGCCCTCCCAAAGCGTGACCATGTTTTCCCACGAGAACATGCCGGGCGGATTGTAGAGCGGCGAGATATGAAAGGAATGGAGGAAGGGGTCGGTACTCTTGGCGGTTGGTCGCCAATCCCCTTCCTCCATGATCGCGGCCTTTTCGTAGTTCTTCCAAGTCTTCCCGCAGGCCGGGCATTTGTAGGCGACCGAATCGAGGATCGGCACGAACTTCTCGTCGTGCTCGAACACTATCCCATACACGATTCCCGTTTCGGTGACGCCGTGCCAAACAAGCTCCTGCATAAATCCGCAACGGGGACAAGGCACGTAATACTTTTGCTGATCGCCCGCAAGGAATCGCCTCCAGATAAGTGAGGTCTGTTCAACAAGGGGCGTTGATTCTTCGAGTATTTTTCTCTTGCCCGAACCGGCGTAAGCATCGGTTCGGTTTTTTATAAGGTCGAGCACGGAGCCCTCGTTCTTGAGATTCTCGGGGAAGGTGTCGACCTCCGAAGCCAAGGCGACGCGGTACGACATGCCCCTAAACCGTGTCGGGCTCTTGCCTCCATAGCAGTGAAGAAAGCCGCCGGGATATTCCTTCGCGATAGCGGTGTCTCCCGACTCGCGCGACCTCCTGGCCTTTTTGTTTTGCGAGAATATGAGACCGCGCGCCCCGGCGCCGTCGATCATCTTTTCTATTTTGGTTTGCACGGATGTCTTCATGAGGCCCGCGTCGGCGGTTACGAACATCTGCGATTGCGGATTCGCCATGATGTTGTAAAGCATGATGGTCTCAAGGATGTCGGTCGTTGATCCCATCTGGTTGCCTTTGCAGAGGACAACCTCCTGGGTAGGGTCGAGCGGGTGAAAGAGGTCTACGATTTTTCTGAAATACGGCGTATGCGAGTAGGAGAATTTTCCGGGGAATGGGGTGAGGTCGGAGGATAGGTAGCGGACGCGCTCGGCAAAGGCTGAAGGCATTTCATATTCGCGGGCCTGGGTTAGCCTTAGGATCTGATCGACAAGGAAATCGATATCGCTGTCATTAACATCGGCCGTCATTGCGCTCCGACCTCGTCGAGCCGCTCTTGTATTTCAGCTAGCGGATCGTCCTCTTGGTATTTCGTCTTGAGGCCGTTTATTTCTTTGACGATTACGTCCTTTGCGTTTCCGATAATGCCCGTCATGCCGTTTCGTAACGTGAGCACCGCGTCGGCACGCGCAGCGGTGGGAGCCGTTTGAACTTTAGCGATAATCGTGTCGATGACCGATTCGGGATAATCGATAAGTTGATTCATGAGGACATCGAGATAGGAGAAAACGCGCGACACGACGAAATCCTTTTCGATTAGCGCGAGGCGGCGCTCCCTTACTCGTTGGTCCTTCTCGTCTGCGGCCGTTAGGTCTTTCAGAATACGGACGTATTTCTCGACGTTCGCCATGTTTCCATACCTGTTTATCAATTCCCGGATCGTGAGTCCAAGCATTTCTTCGGGTACTCCGGTCCCGGCCTGGCTGCCCGTTGCCGCTGCCGTTGTCCCGGTTGTTGGAGCGCCGCGAGGAGGTGAAGGCTTTGAGGTTTCTTTTTTTTCATTTCCTTGGGTAACAGTTCCAGCCGCGAACGCGGCGGCGGCGGCGACCTTCTGCCGCCGGTTCTCCAGGTACGCGTTATTCACCGAGTTATCGGTATCGAGGAGCCCCGCCGAGTTGACGACTAGGGTTTTATTCTTGATTTTTTCGGACACCGTTGCCCTTGAGACCTTCACTAAACGGGCAAATTCGGCCTGCCGTATCTCCATAAAAAGCAATGTAAGTCCGCGTGTCAGGATAAACTATTAACCGTTAGGGCTTTTGTTAGGGTCGGCCAAAACCTGGCAGGCAAGTGAAAAGAAGGACTCGTCGCCGAATAATTGCACCGGGGTGGGGGGTCTGACAGTACCTTGAAGCCAAAACCAACGGTAAAAGATACGGCCCATCCTAAAAGATTTACCTTTTAAGTCTTTATATTGTATATACATAACACTTTCTATAATCGTCCGTATTCGTCGCTATAATAATGAAGGAAGACTCGGTAAGACTTTGATGATTTCAAAGTCTTTGCTTATTCAAAAAAAATCCAATATTTTTTTTTCCTGTAAAAACTTTCATAAACCATATTATTTCCTTTACCTCACGATAAAATAAAAATAAATAAGTATTTATATTGTATTGAATTAAGAAAATGACGGTAAAAGATTGTTAGGACCGTTAGGACTTACAAAAAAAATTGACGAAAAATCGGGTTTATCGGCTCGATGATTTCTAAAAAAAGGCGAGTAAATATCCTTCCTGCGGCGAACATCGGCTTCCGCCGCAAGGGAGGCGAAGAGGGCGGGGCGGCTACGCGAAAAAGTGATCGGCGGCGGACTTGGCTGGGAGGAGGGCGTCGACCATTTCATCGAGGGCGGCGCGGGTGTAGTAGTCCGTCATTTCGATTGAGGTATGCCCGGACATCTTGCCTACGGTATCCGCTGACGCGGAACGACGCATTCGCGTGACGTAGGTATAGCGTAGTGAGTGCGGTACAAGCTTCCGTCCATTGGCCTTGATTCCCGCCTTCTTGATGGCGCGCTTGAAAACAACCTCCGCGAACTCTTGTCGAATTGGTTTCCCGTCGTATTGGAAAAGCAGGCCATCGGTCGCGCATTTCGTGTCATCGATATATTTCTTGATAAGCTTCGCTGTGGTCTTGGGTATGATCGCGGCGCGGAGGCGGGGGGATTCCTCGGACCCTTTTTTATTGTATGGGTTTCGGTGCCCTTTCTTATTGAGGAATCCATCGATGACGATGGCGTAGATTGCCGTTTTTGTTGTCTTTCCTGGAACCGGGATCTTCTTTTCGATGTATTGGCACGGCCGGAAGGCCCGAGCCTCGCCGAGGCGCATGCCACCCGAGAGGGCAAGCCGGTTCATGAGGTAGAAGGCCTCAGTCTCAAAGTTCTTGATATCAAGAAGGTCATCGATCTCGTTTGTCTCTAGGATGTCGGCTTTCTTCGATGTCCTGGTAAATCTTGGGAATTCCGGCCGCGTGACCTTGCAGCCATACCATGGGGCCTCGGAGTAGACCTCTCCGAGAACTTCAAGGAGGCGGTTTTTCCAGCTACCCGAATGCGTATCCTTGAGAAGATAGCCGTGGACATCGACGACGGTAAGGTCGCGGATATCGGTATGCCCCCACAGTTTTTTAATAACCGCAAGGTAGCCCCTGCATTCGACTAACGTCTCGGGCTTCACCGATTTGCCGAGCTGCCTTCTGCGCTCATAGTGGTCGCTTCCGGGTATGTACATGGCGAGGCTGATTGCTTCAATCGTGACGGCCTCGGCCCGGAGAGGGGGAAGCTTGCCTATGTAGGCCTCGGCTTCCGACTTGTTCTTGCACTTGCGGCAGGCCTTCTGTATTTGCTTTCCATCGGCGGGGTTGTAGTAGTAATAGTACCAGCGTTGAACGATCTTGCCGTTCTTGCCTTTGACATCTTTTTTGAAAGGGTGGTAATCAGACATTGCGGCCCCCATTATTGACATTTTATTGCCATTTCGGCAACTAGCCAAACCACGGGGGCCGCTAAGTCCTTACAGAAAAACGACTTACAGTCGGGCTGGTGGGATTTGAACCCACGATCTCTTGGTCCCGAACCAAGCGCGCTAG